AAAAAAAAACTAGAGCCGATACCAGAGCCAGAAGAGATAGAGGACAATTTCACGGTAGAGATGCAGATTGCATCCGCCCAATTCTGGGCAGAGCTTGAAGCACAACAAGCGCACCTGATGGAGTTTGATGTTGACTGGCATAAAATATAGCGCGTGGGATGTGTTGGTTGACGGCTACCCTGTCGATGAGTACAAGAGAAAGGATGAGAAATGAGAAGTAATAACATCGTTTGTAAATGGTTTGGGTGTGACAGCGGCGAATATTCGTCTTGTGTGCGTTGCGGCCTTCCGCTTTACGAGGAAGATGCTGGTATTTTGTGGCTTATTATATGGAGGGTGCAAAGCGTAAAGCAAAGTGTTTACCTGTTTTTCGACAAGTACAGACTTTGGAACAGATGCTATATTTGCAATAAGGTTATCAACAGAAATAAATTCTATTGTTCGCAAGAGTGCGAGAATGAAGCAATTCCCTTTTAGCGGCTGTCTCGAAGAGCTCCTCATGCTTCTTGGCTTGATTGTGTTTATCGCGTGGCCGCTGGTTGTGCTGTTATGACAGATAGTGATAGACTATCCTTCGTTTGTTGGTATGTCGGCTGGATTCTATTCTGCTGTGACGCCACGCGAAGCATCACCGCTGGTTTGATAATGGCTACCTTTACGATGTCCCTACATGAGTTTTTGTTCCCGTTCGGGAAGCGCAAGATCGAAATCGGAAAATCTTATCCCCGTCCCGTGAACGGATGGGAGAATTGAGGAAAAATGAGCAATAGAGAACAGTTCGATAATACGGTATCAAACACGGTTGTAAACGTTCTTGGGACAATCATCAGAATGATGGAGCGGTCTATTGTTGTTTTTTGGGATGGCCTGCGAAACGCAACGGAGCACGGAACCCCATCACTGTTGGGATTTGTTTCCGCATTTCTTCCGTTGTTGACCCCTGCACCCGTGGCTGGTATGACCGCAATTAGCTTGATGCACTTTTTTGGGTGGGAGCCGTGGCAAGCGTGGATGATGGCCGTGGCTCTTGAGTGTGCTGGTTTTGTTCTTTGGACAACCCTCACAGAATTGCTAATGCGTGACGGGTGGAAGGGCACAATCATGCAGTATTTCTTCGGCGGTGCGGTTGTTGTGTATCAAGCAATCCTGATTATCATCAACGCCGTTTTGACAGCTCAAGAGGGTGCGCGCGAAAGCTATGTAATGGTTTTACTTCTACTGTCCCTCCTTCCTGCTCTCGGTTCTATTTCGTACGCATATCGTAACTATGGCAACGTACGTCGTTTGGAGGATGAACGAAAACAGGAAATTGAGCATAAAGAACGCGAACGTCAGGAAAAGCGCGAGGATAAGTTTAGGCGTCAGGGTATAAAGCTAACATACGGAAAAGATACAGAGTTTACGGGCTTTACTGAAGAACGACGAGAATTGATAGAAAAAACTTGCCCCGGATGCGGTAAAAAATTCAAGACAACTTTCCCGAAGAAAGTCACATGCTCAGACCGTTGCAGGAAAAGAATTTCACGGGACAAGTCCTTGAACGTGTCGTGACAAGTCACACCAAAGTCACGTGACAAAACCGTGACACGCGTCACGGCCTGTCACGGTTCGGTTGTGACAATCGCGGAACTTACGAGAAAGGATAACCATGTCACCTAAAATCTATTACGCCATGCTCCGAACGTTCATCACCATCACAAAACTACTCAACCTCGAATGGCGCGAGTTGACCATGAGGGACGGTAGACGAGGAAGAATATTATTCTTCGATGAGAAGTTTTGGGTGTTCGATAAAACAACAGGTGAAATCCTGCCGAGAGTGGAAGAAGAAAGCCCCGCGTAATTGCGGGGCTGATTGTTTACAGTAACAGCGAAATCGTTATGTTGTTCATACGCTTTGCGTTCGCGTTCGTCCACGCCGCAAAAGCCTGTTTGTAGCAGTTCATCACATTTGACCCCGCCGCAACCTGTGCCACACCATGAGCGACGCCAGCGCCGTTATCAACGGGGGCAGTGATAGATGCCTGTGTAAATGTGTTTGCGGTAAATGGTAATGTATATGTTGTTGTGGTCGCGTTGCTCGTTCCGTTCGTTGTTTCATTTATCTTGTGGTCTATCAATCCGCGCATCACGCGATAATAATATGACGTATTTGTGGGGAGTATGGAATAACCCGTAATGGTTGGCGTCCACGTCATCCAGCGGCTTTCGTATGTCGGCTCGTTTCTAAGATTCTGATTTGTAAATGTTGGGACAGTCCATGTATAACCTGCGCCACCACTTAGGGTCGCCTCAAAATATCCAATGTTCACCATTTCGTCAGTTGATGTGAATCCAGAGTAACCATAAATATGATCTTGATTTGTTGTTGTTGCGCTTGTCTCAGACACGATTCGAAAGTTTGATTTTCTCGCAATCGTCGGAACGAGTAACGACGAATTGGTGTCATAAACAACATACACAAACAGCGGGGCGGTTAGTGTCTTTGTGTCGTTGCCGCCAAGATTGAACCAGTTTGTACCAGCGGCCAACGTAATGCTTGACGCGGCGGTTATGGAACGCAATGTATTCCCAACCTTGAAAAAAAGCGGATTCGTTGCCGATGGGGTTGAACCGTCCAAGTGAGTGAGCGTAACCACTAAATCACTACCGCTCAGTGTCGGCACGATTTTATAAGCGTTGGTCATCACCTGACCGATTTGGAATGCGCCCTGTGTGGGCGTGCCTCCGGGGTCGTCCGTCACTGGAATGAGGTCACCGGGGGCGACGGTTACAGGGTTCGACGCGAACCATTCCGATGTTTTTTTGTTTGCCATTTTATACTCCTATATACCAACCAAGAACCGCGCCGCCTATTGCAAGAATAAACGCAAGCAATATGATAAGTCGCGTGTCAGTGTTCCAATCTTTCATGGTATCAATCTCACAATCGGACTGCCTGACGGGATACCAACGTATCCCAGGTAACCATCCAGAAGTGTTTCGTCTGTCAGCGTCAAATCTTCGTAGCTTGCTTCATCCTCTGAGCGAACGACAAACGGATTGAACACCATGCCATCGTAATAATTATCGCCAGTTGCACCGTCGTTATAAAGCCCAATCGCAAGCTCGGCAACGCTTAAAGTTGTTCTATCCATGTTGTAGACTCTAACGTCTTTTATTTTTCCGTTGAAACAAGCCGTTCCGCCTCGTGTGTTTCCAATCGTAAACGGTAGACCATTTTCATATGTCGGATTTCCTGAGGGTGCTGAATTTTCCGTCAACGTTTGCAAGGCGCCGTCAACATAAATGATGGGGTCGTTCGACGCGGATGTGCTGTCGTAAAAAGCGAAAACATGCACCCATCCACCAACCGCGAAACAATCAGCGGGGCAAGTCCATCTTCCGTTTGCGCTGTCGAAACGTGAAGAGAAGAAAGACAATAGAACTTGTGTCGCGCTGTTGTCAACAAAGAACACAACTCCGCCTTGATCGTGAAACGTACTCATTATAAATTGTTCGTTCGCGTTCGTTATCGCATCCAGCCAAATCCACGCGCTGAAAGCTCTTCGTGTTACATTCTCTGCGGAAACAATCGGCACGTGTCCATAGTTGATTGTATCGGTTGCCGCTCCGCCAGCAAACTCACATGTTACGTATGACAACCCCTTTGCATATGTCCACGCCTGCTTCACCTTCCACTTGTAGAAGATATTATTACCTCGTGTATCTCCATTAACGCCTTGAATGTAAAAGTATCCATCAATCCCATCGTCAGGGAGATAAATATAAACCAAGTCGCCAACATCGTGATACAAAAACGAGCGCATTAGTGAATCGTTTGTGTTTGCAAACATTCCAATTTCATTTAACACCGTGCGCGGTTCGTGTTCGAGGTCAATAACTTTTTTGGCCTCCTGCCAGCCTAAATATGTCTCTTGCTGATAAGGCTGTTGCAGGTTTATGTTTTGATAACCGTAACTATCAATCGAATCAGAATCTTCCACTGTTGTTTCAACAGGTGAATCGGAGTAGATACCATAGGCATAAGTGGTTAATTCAAGCCATCCAACCGTTAGGGGGGATGTGTTGGTTATTGTGTATGTTGCGCCCTCTGTGCCATATACTGCTGAAACTGTAGCGTAGTCGGTCATTGTTGTTCCGCTGAAATCCTCAGCGGAGTTCATCTCGTAATAGGTGCCGGGTGATAATGTATAGGGTTCGGTCTGAGCTGTAAACGATGCGGTGTATGGGCATTCGCCCTTTTTGATTCGCAACTCATCCATATTACCAGCAAGGTAGCTTGTATTATTTCTACCGAGTGCAAGTTTTTTTGTCGGCGCGGCTTGAATAGTGCCCGGAGCATATACCGCTGAAACAAGCGTAAAATTTTTGTACGTATAAAGAATCCCATCCTTTCTACCCGCCGCTAAATGCACCCACGTATCCGCGTCAATCGTTCCCATTGAGATGCCGTTTGCAATATCGAAACTCACACCATTGGATGATAAATTCATGGTGTAGTTTGTGCCGTTCGACAAACCGAACAAGAACGGAGGCACTGCAACCGTCCCATCTCTTGACAGTGTAGCCTCTCCCGCTGTTACATCAAGTCTGTAATCCCACGCTTCAATCCAGAAGTCGCCGCTTCCGAAATCAAAGCGAGATGATGCGGGATACTCGGCCCATGCCAAAGTACCATCAAGATAAAGAGAACCATTCCCGAACTTTGAAAAGTCAATATATGGCGCATCGTTGTCTATTAAATCAATTCCAGTATCATCAACGAAATGACCGCCCACACCCGTGCCACTACTAAGCCCACCGCCCACGAAGTTCTCAGTATCAAAATGACAAAGTGCAACGTCCTTACCGTTTCCCTCTGGTGGCACTGCGTTGATGGGTCTCTTGCTTACCGCGTCACGCCAAAAGATGCGGAATGTTTTACTTTCGCCCGGAGATAACCTTATTGGTTTCTCTGTTCTGTACACAACCTGCGATTGAGTATCAACGCGCTTTGGATAGGCGTTTACGGTGAATCGATTTTTCCGATTCTTGCCGTGCTTAATGTCTTTGTATATTATTTTATCTGCCCCAAACGTTACGGTTTGAGCAACGTCCTGAACAATAAAAGTTCCGTCCTCGGCCAGTAAAAAAGTTCCGTCCTCGGCCAACAGATAGCCAGAGTCGGTTTCGTTTGCGGGGATGGTTGTTAGTTGCGCTGTGCCGTTCCTGTGGGTGAGTGACTCGATACGTAAATCTTCGCCATTAGAACCGCTGTGTCTCAGATAGGCCATTCCAAGTTCAGACTTTACCAGTTTTGATAATTCGTTGTAGAACTTCGTCCTGTCTTGTACCGTGTCCAGAAGCGTTGGGAATATATAATCGCAACTATCCAAATTAACATCAAGCGGTTGAACTGGCATCCCTGACAGCAAAGAAGATGCCGCAATGTCAATTGTCGTATCCTCGAATAGTTGAACATTGACAATCGGGTACTTGCTTGCGTAATCCATCCAGTCTAAGACGGTTATATATACCTTCAAGTCTTTTGTTTTGCTTGGCAGTTCTATATCATCAATAAATCCCACAAACTTTGTTTTTACGATTGTCCCATATGTGACATCAAGTTTAAACATAAGACCAAGACGCCAGCCAGAAAGCATTGACGGGCCTCCGGGTGTGTATAGGCCGGTGGAATTATTTAGCGGTATCGTTAATTGCCCGATCTTCCCTATTCTTGTTTCTGGTTCATTGTCTGGTAAACCCCACTCAAAGCCACACGGTAAAACATGTAGCAGTTCAGTCCAAGAGCCAGAAATAAGCGCGTAAACTTTTGCGGTTGATGATACGCTCATCTGGACTCCCACGCTGTCACAATCGTTCGGGCAAGTTTATCGTAATCAAACGCATCTCTGCTGTTCTCAGGGGTTATCGTGACGGTTTCACCTCCGCTTGCCGTTGCCATTCCTCCCATATTAAAGCCCTCATAGCCGTAAGAGGGCGGAATGATAAAAGAGCCTCCATTAGCGTACGCCTTTTCTCCCTGCTTATATTGTTCGTAGGCAGAACCAGAGGCGTTACCGATGGCTACGGGTTCGGAGAAGATGCGAATGGTTACATCCTTTGAAGTTGGAATGGCGTTTATTGCATCCGTGATTTTGTTGGCATCCTGCCATGCGGCCTTTGATTTTTCAACCACATCGGCAGACCACAAGCCCCATGCTTCTTGCTGTGCGGCAAAGGCGTTAAATTCATTCTCCGTCCAACCATCACGGGCGAGATTTTCAGCAAGAATATTAGAGACAAACTGTAAAGATTGTTTTGCGCGTTCTTCCGCCAGTTCGGCTTCTTTGGCTTTTATCTCATCAATTTTAGAAAGCTGGTCTTGTATCTGTGTTGACTGCTCAACATACCCTTGACCGCGCAACTCTTGAAGTTTACTCTCCGCTTCCGCTCGTTCCTCGGCCAAGTCTTTCGACCTCTCGGTAAATGACTCCTCCGAACTTTGCATGGAGTTAATCAGTTTGACTTGTGCGCCATAGTCCTCACTGACGGCGTTTACAGCGTCACGAACTTTATAGAAACTGTTTTCCAATTCTTGTAAATCTGGGTTCGCGTCCTGTATGACCGAGTTTAGAATCTCTAACGCCTTACTATTGTCTCCGTAACCACGCGCGGTAAGTTTTAATATCTCCTCATGCTGTTCTTCTGTGAGAAGTCCTTCCTCGAGGGCTTGATTTAATTTCTTCCGAACTTCCGTTGTCTTGTTCGTGTTTTCGATTACGGGATTAAGACCCTGCGCTACCTGCTCTTTGAGCGCATCCGTGACATTCTTAATGTTCGCCTCAAAGATTGCGTATTGTCCAGCCGCGCTATCTGCCGCATTTCCAACGCGCTTAAGTTGCTCTTCTGCCTGTTGCAGAAAGGCCTCTTTGAATGCGTCGCTTGCGGAAAGTCCTGATTTTTTCAGCGCGTTTACTTTGTCTTGGAATCCATCAACACTAACGCCCAACTGGTCAAAGCGCATTGTTGTTTGATTTGTCAATGCCAATACGAGTTGATTGGTGTCCATTGCCAAGCCAGATTGAACCGTCGCCAGTCTAATAGCTTCTTCTTGTGTCTTAGCAAGCCCCAGCGAAAGCAGATCAGTTGCCGCCCTCATTGCCTCCATATCGGAGAGAGTGCCTTTTGTAGCCACTTGCATTTTGTCAAGTAGTACATCCCCCGTAGTGCCAATGGATTCAGCTAGGCGGTCAAAGCGTTCTTTTGCAAACTCAATACCAGCCCCTTCTTTTGCAATGTCGTAAACCTTTTTAATCGCAATCGCAGTACCAGCAAGCCCAGCTAAAAGCGTGGCGTTGGCACTGACAAAACCCGTAATGCTCTTGCCCGCTTTCTCTATTCCCGGTGCAAGAGATTGAAACTCCTCTTTCACCTTTCTGGCAGGCTTCGAGGCTTCGTCAATGGTTCGTAGGGTTATCTTAACTTCAGGCATTGAAAATTACCTTGTTGTCGTACAAGATGCGTAATATCTTCCTGTCCGCGTCCGTGAGTTGGTGGATTTGTTTGCCTTTCAACCTCCTAATCTTTGTCACCACATCATAAATATTGGATAGCGCGGTCATTCGATATGTGGTCTGATAGTCTTGGTCATAGAGACCGCCCGCCTCTGGCATCACGTTCCAGCGGTTGCACTGCCAAGCTAACATTAATTCTGGTGGCGGTGGGGTGTTCTGAACAACACAATCCACCACCGCCTCCATTAGTTTTTTGGTATTTCTTCCAGTTCGTCCATGTACTCTTTGACACGCAACCCCGCCCATATAATGACCGTTGTCTGGTCTGGGTTGGTAAGCGTATCAATATCTGTCTTATAGTCAGGCAACAGCGCACAGTCCCACTTTTCAATGAGTTGCACTGCCCCTGCCCAAAATCGCTCCATTCTCAGAACGGGGTCAATCCCTGCGGCGGCGGAAAAATAACGTAACTGTTGCCTGACTGTCGGTTTATCTGGAATCGTGAACTTGCAATTTTCTCGCTCGAACTCCATCGAATACCTTTCTACTAGAGGGCTACGGACGTACTGGTCAGCGGGCCATCCAGTGTGAGGCTCGCGGAAAACGTCTGCATTGTGTTTACAGAACCGCTAAACTCAACATCTGTAACCCAGAACTCACCACGCGTAACAAGGTTGCTTGTCGCTTGTCTCTGCAACGTCTTTGTGACCGTTGTGCGATTGCCAATCAACGGCGCAAGGATGGCGTGAGTCGTGCTGTTGACCATTCCAGCCAAAGACGCCGAACCGCCAGCAAGACCGGGCAGGTTTACGCGCTCTTCGAGGCTCATGGTCGTGTTGTCCATCAATTCCTGAACGCCCGCCATGCTTTCACTTGTCAGGTAAGCCGTAATGTCTGTAAGCGTTCCTGCGGCGTTGTCCAGTTTGATGGTTTCGTTTTTGTAGTGAAGATTTGCCATTTATCACTCCTGTTCTTTTTTCTTTTTGGGTTTCTCCGTGTCGCCCTCAGGCGTTCCAGCGGGTACGCCGCTAACGGGTTGTTGCAGGTTTTTTAACTCCTCTGCAAACGGAGAATCCTTACCGTTCAGGTCTACAAGATGTTCAAGCTTCTTGATTAACCTTTCGACTTGGTTTTTATTCGGCATAGGTAACTGCCTCCTCTTTCTGCCACGAAACGACAATATCCCGACTGAGCCATGATAAAGCCCCGTCATTGTCCCATCGTTCCATGACCTCGCCTTTTGAACTTACATCGGCGTTCCTCAACGTGTTTGACGTATCCGCTAATTGCCAGTATTGATCTAATCGGGCGACAATCAAATCAACATTAGCCATTAGGTCGGTCAGCGTCGTCCCATCGTCCTTGTATCTCTGCCAAACCTGTATGATGGTCTGACCTTGATTGTCAAAAACCGAAAATGTCAACGGAGGGCGTTCCGTTACACCCGGCTTGATGATGGCGTATGCTTTAGAGTTACCGCTGTTCAGTATTCCCCACTTTCCAACGGTCACATTCGAGGTGCTAAACCCAGATACGTTTCTAACCTGCGCCGCAACGAGATTCATTACATCAACTTCGTTCATGTGTTATCCCATTGCGCTCTTGTGAATTTTGGTTGCTCAAGACTCGTGTCATCCGGGTCAGTGCGCTCCTTTTGAGCGTCAAGAGCCGTGAATTGCAAGCCGTCGCTCAGTTTGTAGTTTTGAGCAATATCCAGTCGCTTCCATCCGAGACACATCCCCTCGACAAACATATTTGCGTCCCCACTCATGTTGGAAAACGCATCGATTCGGCTTCCATCATCCTCGCTGTATCCAGTTCCGCGCTGAGTAAGCTCCACGTATTTTGTTGCGCGGTTTGTTACCCAATCGTCACACGCTAATTTTGCTGTGCTGTTGGCGCGGACGTTGGCGGGGTTGAATCCACACGCGGCTATGGCGACATTCAAAATACCGCTTGCTCTGTCTATGAACTTTTCCAGTTCCGTAGCGGTAGGGCGGGTTGTGGAGTTAAATGTGCTTTGCCCGTCAAGCAAATGACGGGTGTATGCCTTTACCTCTGATGTACTCGAAAACGAATCAGACCTAATGGTCATGTTAGTTTCCTTTGTACTTGTACGCCTGTACGCTCAGTTTGCATGTTCCAGTAGACCGCTGAAATTTCAGGTTTGCGCCGTCCACATCTGGCAGCCAATGGTCACCAGCTAACAGCAAAACGCCTGTGGTTAGAGCGGGGTTTGTTCCATCATCCCGATAGCGGACGCTATTGGTTTCAACCGAAAGGTGAAACCAATCACCAACACTTGTGGTGCTGTTCAGTCCACTTGCGGTACTGTTGGAGAGTGTGATCGTTTGGAAGCCAGCAGAGATAAGCTGTGCTCCTATGTTTCTTTTAGGCATTAGACCTCCTTGAGCGGCAGGATTACCCTTCGCACATCTACAATCGGATTTTTATTTTCATCCTTGAAGCCAGTGTCATACTCGTATTTGAAAGCGAGACCAGAGGCCGCGCCCTTGATACGGTCAAGGTTACGAAGTTCCTCGAATTGGGAATCCCTCTGATATTTCTTCGGGAGCACAACTTCCTCACCAGCCTTGTATTCCGAGCCGTCTAAAACAAAATCAGCGAGCGCGACAAGGCCGCCTGTCTTTTGTTCTCCGACCACTTCTTGTACGGTTGCAATTTTCTTAGCCATTAGATTGAATCCTTTCTTTCTCTTTGTTATATGTTTCTTTGTCGGCGATATATTTTTCTCGCCGCTCATCCGCAGTGTCAATGAAGTTTTGTAATTTCTTCGGCCTTGCGTCCGCCAAGTGGGGAGGCAGGCCGTTCCAGTTCACACTAAACACCTGCGGGACTCTGTGCATTTCTGCTCCGCAAACATCACACAACACTAAAGGAGCTTCGTTCATACCATGTGTTATTTGCTGTGTATGTTTCCTGTCGCTGTAAACGTATGTCGGCATGTCGTCTCACTTTCACCATTCCAATCAATCTTCCGTTTTCTGCCATCGTCCTGACTGGCAGGTGTGTCACTTCGTAAACGTTGCGGTCTAGGTTGTCAATGAACTTATTACAACCCATCCCATCGGGCTTGCCTTCGTGATAGTAGTCATCAAAGATGGCAACTTCTTTGTTGAACAATCTGCCAATCGCCCAAGTTCCATCATTGTCAATTGTCTTTTCAGAATGACCACCATCCACAAAAACAATGTCAAAAAGTTTTCTGCTTTTTGATAGCGTTAAAGATGTGTCTCCCTTGAAAAGTTCAATGTTTGCTTCGGTTGCCGCAATTCTCTTTTTAACAACCATTTCGGGCTGTCCCATCTTGGACAATTCGCGGTTGTACTGTTCTTGTGTCTGGCTCTCAAACAGGTCAAAACCTTGATAATAAATTTCTGATACGGGTTTATACATGCTTGCTCGTTGTATCATCTGAATTGCCCTGTTGCCGTTCCATGTGCCAATCTCGCAGATTGACTGCGGTTTAACCTCGTCAATAACGTCAAGGAGTTGGGCGTATCTGTTCATTCCAGATTCGGGGAGGATTTCGACGGATTCGCCAAGCAGTTGATTAATCAAAAGGTTGTATTCCTTTGCATAATCGCTCCACGACCACGCCCGCGCTAGTTGATGGTGATACATCGAAACACTGAACAGGTCAGAGAGTTTATTCATTAGGTCGTCACTGTCCTTGTAGATGTATTGCTCATCCAGCAAGTCAGCCGCGTATCCTACGTTTGGCGCAAGTACTGGAACACCAAGCCCCATACATTCTAGAAGGGGAAGAGGGCCGCCTTCTCTGTGTCCCGTCACCAAAAGCGCATCCATAAAGCGCATGTTTGTAATCAACTTCTCCCATGTGTCCGCGTGTTGCTCGATGGCTGTTACTCCCAGTGATTTGAGTTGTTCCACCGTATCTTCCCACCCAAGACCCGTAAAAATAAATTCGTAAGGTGACAGGTCGTAATTCCAAGCTAGATCAATCAATAGGTTTTCATTCTTGCGCCCGTTAGGTTGTCGGTATCCGATGATGCCCAGAATGCGTTTTCTGTATTGAAAGCCATCCGCCGCACAGTAGACGACCCATATCTTTTTAGGGTCAACGCCCATGTTTAGTAATTCGTTTCTGCCAGTGAACGACATGGCCGTCACAATGTCGGCTCGTTCGCAGGCATCTATTACGCTTTGTTCTGCGCCCGCGTTGCAGTGGGTATAAACCGCGATGTGCTTACCTTCGCCTTTTTCCTCTAAGCCAATAAGCGTATGAAACGGGATGTGAATGTTTAGGTCTGCGTTTACGTCTACTTCCGCGCTTTTTGTGACGTTGTAAGCGTTCGCCAGCCACTTCTCAAGCGGGGCGGACATCCGCATCATTGCCGCGCTTTCGTACGGTGAAACGATGTGTACGTGCCTCATCTCTCGACTGCCTTTCTGAGTCTTTCGGCCTCGTTACGGTTCTCCTCCTCAATGTGCAGGCTAATGTCTCTGGTTGCCCATGAAGGTTGTGCCAGCCAATCGTCAATGCTAATCGGATAATCCGCCACGTGCTCACACAGAACACCCGTATCTCCAACAAGCGGGAAACCAGCAATTTGAGCATAGAACGGAAAGCGGATGTCTGAGCCAACATTGTCTTTTACACCCCTAAGCGGACGGATTTCCTCGATTATCGTCATTAGGGCTTCTTTTGCCTTATCTGGTTCTATTTGATTGCCCTTCAAGCTATGTTCTATCAGGTTGCGGGCGGCTATGAGCTTTGGTAGATCATACGGGTATAAATCCATATCGTCCTCGATGATTTCAGGCTCGCCCTTCAAAACCTTTTTTACCGCCTTCACAACGTCACGGTGTATCAGGACGCAACCCCAACCACTAGCACCGATGGGGTAAAGTCTATTCTTCTCAAATACGGCAGTCATGGGCTTGAGCGGCATTTCTCCGACTGCGCCCTGCTCGAACCATACGGGATAAACGGGGCGAATTGTGCGGCGCATGTAAAAGCCTGACACATAGGGCAATTTATTCGCCCTGAGTCGTCCCAATGTATTCTCTGGAAATATCATATCGGCATCAAGAAACAAAATAAATGGGTGCTTTGTTTCGTTGTACCATTTGTTAAGGTGCATCTGCCGCGCTTCAAAGCCTTTTGTCGCTCGGATGTACTGCGGCTTTGTGTCTTTCTTCTCTCTCTTTATCGCCTCGATGCTGTCTCTGCATGGGCCATTCTCAAAAACAGACCCCACAACGGCGATATAACAAGAGCCTTCATATTTCTTTGCCATTCACATGGCCTTTCTCCCAAAAGGGTAGGGCGGGATATTTCACCCGCCCCGTGTCTTAGGTTGTGGTGTTGCCTGTGCTGTTGCACGAAATGTACAACGAGCCAATCAAGATACCCGTTGAATTTGCGGTAATCTTGTGCGCTGATTGGTTTGAAATCATCAGACCAGCGGACAGAATGACACCCGTACTATTAGCTGTCAGGTTTGACGCGCCAATATCAAGGCGTTTGGTCGCCCAGTTTCCTCGCGGGGTTGATTGAGGATGTGCCATTTTAGGCCTCCTTTAAACCACGTCAGCGAAGAAGTAGCCAACGTCAGTTGCAACCGCTTTCTGGTCCCAAGCCTCTTTCAGCTTGAGAATGTCACTATCAACAGTGTCATCACGATACTGGAAGATTGAGCCTTCGCCACCACCGCCAGCCCACGCGAAGGTAAAGCCAGCCGAAGCGGACATCACAGCGGGGGATGGAGCGCGATAGCTCACAAGGCAGTCATCGTCCACGATAGCCGAAGCGGAGAAAGTTTGTCCTTCGTTCGCGCTGTTGTAGGTCGCCTTGCTCACGTTGTAGTAGGCAACATCGAACAGGGAGCGCAGAGCGGTTTCCACGTTGCCGGGGCCAGCGATTTGAACGTGCTTGATGCGGTCAACAATGTCGGGGTGATTTTGAAGCGCGGCATGAACAATGTAACCAAGCGTCATGGAGTTGCCGTCATACCCAGTGTTGTTGGAAATGGTGCGCTTTGCGGTGATGACATCGTTGAACGGGTCACCAGCGGAGAAGTCGTCCCAGTCGGTTGTAGCGTTGTTGTCGTCAGTTCCCCAAACGCCAGTTTTCATGAAGTCCACAGCAAACGCGCGTTCGCGGCGGATGAGCGACTGTTGAGCAAGGAACTGAATACCAGCCTGCTCCAAAGCCATCGGGGTTTGATTGTTCGCGCGGGCTTCGTCTGCAATAGCGTGCTCCAAGCCCCATGTCTGAGCGTAGCCCGTCGCAGTTGAAACGCCGTACCCAGTGCGGGCATATTCTGCGCCGGGGGTGCGGGCCTTCATTTCATCAAGGAACCAGTACTTTTTGGTGAACAGATAGTAGGTAAATCCCTGATTTGGAACTTGCACGATGGGAAAAACTTGGTCGGCCACAAAACGCATTGCGTCCTGTTTATAGCCGACGAGCATATTGGTCAGGACGGGGTCAACGGCCTGAATTTCTGAATGAGTAGGTTGTGCCATTGTATATTCCTCCTAGACCCTGTCAATGTTCGAGCCACCATTGAGGATGACGCGAATAATATCATTAGCCGCTGCGGATGCTTCCATTGCGGTTGCGGAGTACGGGGTATTATCGGTGCGGGCTTTTTCAGCGCCAACCGATGTTGAATTCGGGCCGATGTGATCGCCTACGATAATGGTTGAGGTTGAGACCTTCAACTTTGCGATACCTTCATAGGCCACTTCTGCCTCTTCGTTACCTGCGGGGGCATTCATTAGAATCCCCAGAGGGCCAAGCGTCAGGGCTGTGGTGCTGTTCAAAACACCAGCGGCCACGACCTGCCCAGCGGTGGAGGCAAGTTTCACGAACGTAAACTGACTCGAAGCGAGGCCGGTGCTGTTGGCACGAACGCCCGCCCAAGTCTTGTATGACTGATTAACTGCCATGTTACTTTTCCTTTACAGCCCACGCCTTGAAAAGTTCGGGCTGTTCCAATTTGATAACTTCAAAGGCGGAGTTGTAGCTAATGCCTTTTTCCTTCGAGCGTTCCAGCACCAAAGCGTTAAACTTCCCTTTCGGGTCGTCAATCCCTTCGGATGCGGAACTGCCGTTCTCGTCTTCGATGTTCGATACGTTGATTTGTTCCGACAAAGCGCGGAACTGCTTTGCAATCGCTTCTGCTTGTTCAGGGGCAAGGTCTGCGAGAATTTCAGCGAGCGACGGGTCTGCTTTGGTTTCTTTCAATTCAGACTCATACTTTTCCACGCGCGTTTTGCGCTCGGCTTCCGCCTGCAACTTGACGCGTTCGGCTTCGTATTCCGCAAGCTTGATTTTGGTCGCTTCGTAATCCTCAGGGACTACCTGCACGACCTTCTCAACTTCCTTGACTTCCTGATTCTTGGCAATAAGCGGAGCAACAAATTTATCCCAGAATGATTTCGGGAATTGGATATTTTCGTCCATTGTGTTCTCCTGTTTAATTTCTTCGACGCTATAAAATGCCGTATCTTCGCCCAGATACGGATTATGAAGTAGGGCGTCACCAACCACTAAAGGGCCGCTTATAACGCCCTCATTTGTGGCTAAGGCCCCGTCATGCCAGATAATCTCAGGCGACTGATAGCGGTATGCGCCATCTTTTTGGGCCTTCATTCCTTGTTCGTTCCATTCCGGCACAACATAAACGCCATCGTCCCTAATTTCTAGGCCGACAATATGACCTCCCGCAGGAGTTTCGTCTGCATGGCTCCCTAATTTGATGGGGGGTTTGAATGGAGGCAGTTTTATTGTGCGTGCGTACTCTGGCGTTAGTTCTATTTTTCTTCCGTCTTTTGTCCTAATTACCCCAAACTTAAATAAACGGTACGGCTCGCCGCTTTGAGTGGATACATATTTTTCGACTAGATACATACTGTCCATAGATAAACGCAAAACGCCGCTCTTTTGCGGCTCTCTGAACTGCCACAAAATGAGCGGACGCTTTGAACTGTCCTTTATTTGGTTGTTGGTATTATATCACAAACGCGGAACTTCCGTGTTTTACAATATCGGCTCAAGCAAAAAGAACGCCGTTAGAACGCAAATAAACATAATGCCGAGGATGCTTAAGAATATTTTCACTGTTTGTCCTTTCTCGCGCTTTTTACAATCTCGTCAACCGCCTTGTGCGGATCTGGCATGGCCGCCAAGACCTTTATAAAGTTCTCGCGCCCCTCTTCCACGCCTTTCATGTAGATGGCAACGTGTACCGCGTCTGCGTCGTTCATTTTGAAGTCCTGCCCGAACACCTTCGACCCCTTCACTAGACCGCGAATATACTCAGCTCTATCTCTGATGGCTGTGCGCCATTGCGCCTTTTTGATGTAGTCAAACATTATTCGCCTTTCTCTGCATCCTTATTATACTGTGTTTTCCGCTTCTTGGCCTCTTCTCGTAGCTCAGAAACGCGGGGCTGTATCTCCAACACGCGCTCAATATAGTCCAACTCCATCAATATCACCTGCCTGCGAAGCATGAAATAGTCGCGCGTCAATTGTACGTCATATGACGGCGGGGTCATAAACCTTTCCTTTCCAGAAAAGCGACCATCTTTTTCATAATGCCATTCCATATCTCTTTGACCTTGCCCTGCGATTTGATCGCAATGTCCAGCATTTGCCACCAGTGCAAATTCTGCCGCGCCTGTGTTGTATCGCCTATCACGTAGGGAGCGTAATCAAGATTCGTGCCGAATTTACCCTCCATGTTGCCCTCGCCCAACTTACGGACACTATAAACGGACGGCTCTAGTCCTTTCGCACCTCCCGTCTCGCCGCTTCCTAAAGAGCCTCCCAAACCAGCAGACCCTTTGCGTTTATATCTGCTTCCCGCTGGTTTTCTGGGGTAGGGCGGCACTTTCTCCCAAAACACGTTAAGGGACGCCGCTATCCCAATGGATACGGTTTTGGCAAGCTCGACGGGGAAGGCTTGCATTTTGCCGATTAGCTCTTTCAAGCCTTTAACTTCAACAACCTGACTCATTTAATACTAAATTCTCGCTTTGTTTTTTCAATGTCATAACCAAAAAAAGTTAAGTACTCTCTTATTTCGACAACTGTTTTTGATGAATCATTAAGCCCATGAAGCACTTTGTTGGCGCAACCAGTGCAAATCGGAAATCTAGTAGACATAAACCCATCCACACCGCAACAACCACAATGAAACCATCCGCTGTAAGTTTTGCCTGTGTCTTTGTCTACATAACAGCGCTCTCCGTTTTCCCAAACTGGCTTACCAACATTCAGGGTATATCCGATTTTATACATTTCAATCCTTTCTGCTAAGCTAATACATTCCCAACTTGCGCCAGCACCGCATCAACATCCACAACGGGCGTTAGCCAGCATCTACAACGCACATGAGCGGGCGGTAAAACGTTACTGTCTCGCGGGTCTAAATGCTCTCCGTCACGGGGGCCGCAGATGGGACAGACTCTATCATCTTTCGATGTGTTCCAGCGTGCCCGACTCACAAATCCAGTGCTCTCCCATGTCTCAGCATTCGCAATCGCAAAAATTCGGGTTATCTCTGTGCTGGCTATCATGTCGGCTCTCACACTCCCGAAGATTGGGGACAGGACGTTCTCAAGCACGCCCAACGGGTCACCGCTCTGTATCCAGCCCGACATTGCCTCTTGTACCTGCTTCATGGTTGTTTCTGTTATGCCCTTTATCCAATCGTAACGGTATGACTCCGCAAAGCGTATTGCGTTCGTGTTGACAATGTCCCAATTGACAAACGCCTGCAACTCAGGAGGCAAAGCCATAATAGCACCCTCGACTGCATCAAGGTAAGACGCAATCAAGACAGCCGAAACGGCCTCGAATAGGTATGCTTCTTCTTCACGCCAGTAGTCTGTGCTAAACGGGTTTGCCATTCTTTAGCTCTCTAGCGGTTTTCATTATCCGCTTTTGTGCGTCTCTCAGGTACGCTTCAATAATGCGCCTTGTTTCGTTCTCTCGCCTCGTCCTGATTCTTTCGTCAGGTGCGCCCGTCTCAAACATTGTGACGTTGTTCTGTTCTGGCTGATTGCGCTTTGTCAGGCTTTCACGCAATGCCCTTGCGGTTTCATCGCGCTGTGTTTGCACCTCTTCGCGTTCGGCTTTTAGCTGTTCTGGGTCGCGCTCTGGCATCCCCGCCAACTGGCGAAGCCATAACTCGTCATTCTCGTCCATTGTCAGCATGTCTTTTACAGACTGCAAGAATCCCGCTATCTTTGTGATGTCAACAGATGCGGCGGGGGTATGTTCAAGTCTGACCTTCTTCGCGTCCTCTTCTTTGACACCGTTCAAAATCAGCAATTTCCATACCGCGTATTTGGTGAACGTCTCGCTGATAATATCGGCAACCGCATTAACCGCCGACATGAAGAAATCGGTGGAGTTTTCCGATAAAGCCAAAGAGCCGACGCCGTCCTGACCAAGCAAAAGGAACTGACTAAAGAAGGCGGTTGCAATGCGCTTCTCGTATCGCTCGATTGCGTTGTTGATCGCGTCGAACGATTTACCCGCCCCGCTCATTAACTCAGCCTCCCACCCAAAAGGCACAACTAACCCCGCCTGCTCATCGTTGCGCACATTTCTGGCGATTTTCGCGGCCTTGCTTGCGTCGCTGTTACTGTCCGTTTCGTCTGTGTCCGCGCCTTGCGGCAGGGTGATTTTTATCATGCCGTTGGCATCGCGCTCGAAACCAATCGCTTCGATTTGCTGTAAGTTCTTGAGGTAGTAATAAGACACCCACGCCACACGCAAAAGCGAGCGGCCTTCTGGGTTATTCTTCTCCGACTTCATTCGAAACAAAATCAGCTTTTCAATCGGGATGTCAATTAGTTTGTATGTCGGGCTTGATACCTGCTGTCTGAGTCCAGTTATCCCGCCTGTCTCATCAAACAACCATTGATACACCGTATCCTGCCCGCGTATCGGGAATTTGCGCCATAACAGACGCTTTCTGTCATCGTACTGGTAAACAATTTCATGGACGGAAAAGCCAGCCCATATCATAGATAGTACCTCGCTGATAAAATCGTTCCAGCTTTGGGTCATGGCGTTTCGCGCCTCTTTCACAAACTCTACGTTTGGGTCGTTCTCGTCCTCGCTCGTGAACTCCCATGACATTGAGCGTATCATGTACTCAATTGCCAATAGTCCCGCGCCGATGGTCGCATTGTTCAGCCGCATCTCGTTAAAACGCTTATAAGCTTCCTGTCCGTGAAATTCACGCAAGAAATCCTCTTGGACGCGCCCGTTATACGAGACTAGCCCAGTAAATCCCTGTTCAGTTGTTTTTGCTTTATCAGCCATGTTTATCCTTTGTCGCTATAACGACGAACTTAAAAACTCTCGCATCTTTGTATATCTTTCGTACCCGCTTCCCGCACCGTGAAACGCCTGCACTACTGGTTTATCAACCTGTGTGCCAGCGTCTTTGCAGGAGTTGTATTTGAAATCAATTTCACAAAGAATCCCTTGATACGTTGGTATTAGTTGCATTATATTTAACATTGCCTGTTCGTGCCATCCATTTATCGGCCCCGGATACCATGTAAGCCACTCGCGTACAAATCGCCTAACTGTTTCGCCGTTGGTAATATACATCATTCCAACATTGAAATGAGGAAACGGGAGAGGGTTTCTTGTCATTCCTACTCCCTCAGACTTTGGGCACGCGTCTCGTAAATCAGCGCTCATATCAACTATTACTGCATCAGCGTCCAACCAAATAACATGCTTGTACAACAAAGATGGGTTGAGCCTCGCCTTTATAAGCTCAACCTTAGCCCATCCACCGTACTCTATGGGATACTCTGGAATTACATTACCATACTCAAGATGTAAATCCATTTTGTGTTTGTTGCAATAATCCAAATGCCTTTGTATTGTCATTTTTACCATGTCTAGATAGTCGCTATTTGAATATACCTGCTGTATGATTATAGTATCGTTCATTTCTAATACTTTCTAGCCCAGCCTGCGGGCAGTTCCTCGCGCTTGAATTTGCTTTTTTGCATCGGTTGTTTTGTGACATGCACTCGATTGACAACAGTCCACAAACCAATACCTCCGCTTATAACCGTGTCGTCGTGCCCGTCACCATCCGCTGCCAATCGCCACATTCCAGAGGGTAATTGCGTGGCGATAAACGTATTATACTCGTGTCTTTGCACTGGATGGTCTTGCATCCTCCATCCGCGATTGTGTAAACACTCGTACTGATTTGCCATCATGTCGGCTTTGCTTGCATTCGTGGTCGTGAACGGGCTTACATTCATTCCCAACTTGCGAAGCTCCTCAATATTCACGCTTCCGATACTGTTCTCTTCCGCGCCAACGGCGTCACAGTGCCAGTATTTATATTTACCGTGTATTCTTTGCCTTTGCTCCGTCCACGGCAGTTTTAGCAGTCTCAATAAATCTACCTGTACCTTATCGGTAACATCCCAAACCGTCATGCTTGTCGGGTCTGTGGTTTGTCCGAAGTCCAATCCCGCAACGTATTCATGGTTCGGATTGTACACTGCTTGCATTGGGGCGGTGAATATCTGCGACGTGTCACCGAAATAACTGTTTCCAGATGTCAGGAAACAACTGACAACGTCCTCGGGGTATTCCTGAGAAAAGAAGCGCCCCAGTTCTTTCTGTTTGAGCCGACGCCACTTTAATTGTTCGTGTGTGAGCCGTACTTCTCCATTACTGGGCTGCTGAACGCGATCACAAAGTAAAAGCTCCTCTGCGGTTGGCTCAAATCTTTCCCTCTCATCAAGAGGTATTCTGTAATCGTCATCCCACCACCACGCATAGAAGTGGAGAGTCCAAATACTGTCACCATGTAATGCCTCCATACACCGTTCGTAAAAATAACCCTGCGCACCATTCGGGGTGCTTTCAAGAACCACGTCAGGGCTACCGCCCTGCATAGCTCCCGCTATAATGCGCTCTGCATCTTTCCAAAACGCCACCTCTGAGCCGTGAAAATCGGAGTACGTACCGCCGCGCCCCGTTTCCACGTTTCCAGCCGTCGCAATGGTTGCCGCGCTGTCAAACTCTGGATAGGTCGTTAGGCTAGCATTGGCGTATTTTCTGGCTGGCTGAATGTTTCCGAATTTGCAGTTTTCATAAAAGCGGTCAGCCATCAGGCGCAGTTTCGCGGTGGTGTCGGCGTCGTGAGCCAGTGTGATGGTCGTTCGCGTACCTGTTACTGTGCGCCTGAACATCTCGCCCTGTACATATGTGCTAAAGCCCAACTGCCGCGCTTTGAGTATCAGGTCTCTGCCCGTTCTGTTAGCGTGAAAGTGCGCCTGCGCTCTATTCCATTTGAAAGGTACAAGTTTTTTGTCTTTGTCTTGGATGCGCAAAAACACCCGCGCAAAGTCGGCGGGGCTATTTATCACTTGATTCGGGGTCATCACCATTGATAAATTCTTTCCAAGAGAATGTCATCTCTCCAGTAATCGGCTGATTTGGCTTGCCCTCTTCTCTATCGGCAAACATATTCAGCCAACTAGGCGACGGGTCGCGCCCGTATTGTATAAAGCCTATCGCAAGAAGGGCGTCTTTTAGCGGTACATTCGGCGGCAATTCTTTTAGCATCTTTCCCATTTTTGTTTTTGGGCCAAAATACTCTATAAGTTCATCCCGCGTCATGTTCGTTAAACGGCGAATAGAGCCGCGCCAAGATCTATCTTTTGTTGGTGCGCCCTCTCTGTTTATGTCTTGCGGGCGTTCCTGAAATCCGCCTTTTCCTGTTGGGTTTGCCATCTAGTTAAAAACCTGCTTTTCTACTTGTTTTCATAACCTCTCCACAACAAACGCCCCGAAATCTGGGAACGTACTGGCGGGCGACTGCCAAGCGACGGGAGTAAAAACGGTGTGCCCCGTCATTGGGATGTTTATCCTTCCATCTTTCACGTTTGCTAAAGCCCTGTCCTTGTAATAATCCTGCACGTTGATAATTCTTACCTCGTCACCGTTCTGGAAATACGCAGACACGTCCACTGAAATTACACCGCTATACAATTGGAGGCTGAAACTCCACCAGCTAGATAAAAAGGCGTTGGCGCTCCCCCGCTAAACAATGTCGTGATTTTTGATTGTTTCCTCATACCGTCCTCAGCGCAGAAAAGACACTATCTAGTAATTTGTATTCTTCTTTTCCAACAGACCTAAAATGCACAAAATAGTTGCCGTCTTTTTTCTCAAAACTTCTCGCACACATTACGGGCTTGGCAGAATGGTTTGGATATACTTCCACGCATGGGGATTGAAGGTCTGCAACCGCATTGAATCTTGACAATTCTTCCCCGTCTAAAAAGAAATGAAATTTCCTCATACTCCGCATTATAGCACAAAGAAGCTGAACGAGATATGGACAAAGTATCTGTGCAAAATGTAGGTGTGTTTTGCAAAACTGCAATGTTTCTACCATTGACATTTGTAACACCCTTCGATACACTAGGAATATAACAACAAGGAGATTGAGATGACTGAAAAAATGTACGCCACCGAAATCAGCTACAACGAGTGTTTGCGCAATTGGGTTGTGCGCCTTGAGTCGCAGAGTTACCGCGATGGCAACGTATACGGCGATGCCTACCTCGCTGGCGAGTGGGGATACTGGCCGAACGGAGCCGAAAGCGTTCGCGAGTGGTGTGTCAAACAGGGATGGGAATTTGCAGAGCCCACCGTTTACAAGTTCATCCGCACCGATTCACCGCATTTGGGATGCGGGAGATTTGAGAAGCAATGACGCGGGTTTTCAACCTTGCGACACAACAGGAGGTGTTCTACTGGATACCTCCTGCGCTTGCCGTAGTTGCCGCATTTGCTCAGTTCGAGCGTAGGGATTTCAATACGTGGGACTACCCAAAACACTATTGGGACCTCATCCAGTACACGCCTCGCACCGTTGCGTGTGGCGATTGGTGCGCAATTCTGTAACATTCCACGCCCCGCCCGAGGCCTTGTATCGGGTAAATAGGAGACAAGAGGTATCTTGCTCATATCGTCAGTCCATACCCCTCAAAATACGCAATCGGCAAATAGCTCTTGCCATATTTCGGAGGGAAATCCTCGCCCCAGTACGGACACAGTAAATTAGCATACCCGCCCAAAGCTCTATACACCTTCCAGTTGCTCGAAATCTCCGTAAAATACCCCATGCGCCCCTCCGCAATCAACTCCGAAACGAGACGGCCTTTGTCTGACTTCCTGAACCCGTCAACCTCCACCATATCCATATTGACAGCGGAATCATAAGCGGGGGGCTTGAGTCTCATTCTCGTTGTCTTTATGCTCCCGTCCGCGTTCGTTTTGACGCGGACTTTGTTTTTATAGTTCAGAGTGGATCCCGGAACCATGTTCCCATAAACCATCTTACCGCCCACATACCAGAACACTTTTTCCGCCTCGCCGTCATCGTTTATCAGCTTATTACGTGCATCAGCTGGATTGATGGTTAGTAGATACTGCTCCCACTCAGCACCTAATGGTACATAATTGTGCACATCCCCAAATCTGCCGTTGACCGACCAATAGGTAAAGTGGCTAAAATTGCTCGGCTCTGGGGCAAGCATGGCTACTATCTGCGGGTCGAGAGCATAACGCAGGGTTAGGAGGTTCGGAGTTGAGGCTGGAGCCGAAAACTGGACGGTTACATTCATTCCAATTCCATATCCCCTTCGAGAATAAGCGGTTTGTATCCAGTTCGCTCGACTGTAACCTTGACGTGGTTATCATTGGCGGGTGGAGCCGTCACCGCTCTGAAATTCTCATAGCTCGTGGTCAGCGCAATCCACCCCGACAATGGCGCGGAAATCTGATACCAGTCATAACCGCCAGCTACCGTTTTTTCGCTTACGATGTCAACCGTTACGGGGCCAGTCAATACACCGATGGGAGGGTTGTAACCCGTTCCCGCTCCGCTTCTCACGTTGCTCTCTGCGCCCGCTTTCAAATCTGCTTTGTATAATACAGTCATGGGTTCCTCTTCTGGCGGAGTCGTACCGCCCAATATTGTCTCATCTATAACCATGTTTAGATCAACTTCACCATCCACTCCCTCAATGATACCCTTTTCTGAATACTGCCACAAGATAGGCTTGCCGTATTTTGTCTGGTCTGGGACGTAAGCGGGCGGAATGGTGCTGAAATTGTCGGGGTATGTTGGGTAGCCCGCCACGATAAGCGGGATGGTTTTCATAAACGCTTTTTGCGCGGATGTCATACTGATTTTGTTTAGCTGTTCAGCACGTCCGTAAAGCGCAACGGGGTTATTTGGCAGTTGTCCCATTACCCACTCAAACCACAACACCATAGACGACGCGGGAGTTTCATTTTCCTCCACGTCAAGAATGAGCCACGTTTTATGGTCAATGACGGGAGTTCCGCATTTGATGAACCATTTGGCTTGGTCAGTTGGGTTGTAAGCCTTGCGGTTGAAATGATATATACCGCGCACCGCACCGATTGACAATATCCCCGCCATGTATTCTTCAAACTTTGGGTCTTTGTATCCCGTCCCCTCTGTTGCTTTGGTGTAAACAAAAACTGGACGCGGATTGATTGCGCTCCAATTTTCAATTGTCTCATATCGGGATGTGTCCAGGGCGAGGGGTAGTTTAGGTGTAACCATTATTACCTAGTTGCTGTTTGAGTTGGTGGAGGTTCATTTGTGATTTTGTAAAAACACATCATATCCGGGGTCGCCCTCTTTAAGGTAGGTTTCGCTTTCGTCAACCCATTCGATTGTAACCTTTGGGATTTTTCCGCCAGATTTAAGTCCGAAAGATATTTTATCCTCTGCGGAAATATAGGAAACATGATGTGTAATTTCCTCTTCAGCCATTTTGTTTACAGCCTCAACGCAAATTTCATGCAAAGTTTTCATTTTCACTCCTTTCATCCATTATAACACCTCTGCCACCAGAGGCCCCCACACGTTTCACACTGCCAATCTAGAGGGTCGGGGCAACGGTTTATGCTTTCTTCGCCACAGCATAAACAGATTACGTGCATATAGCTAACAACGCGGCACGACAAATGGCAACTTGCACAGTTTCTGCCTCTGAACAATCCATATCGCCACCCATGCGTTGAGTTGCTCGTTCGAGGCCTCTAGTATCTGCTCTCTTGTCGGTTTCATCGTCACTCCGTTTCCATCAAAATAAACTCAGGAACACAAACAGTCCCGTCCGCTTTTATCTCGTGAATAACCCCGCCAATTTTGTTCCTGCTACGACTCGCCACCTTCCAAGAAAATGGAGTTTTGCCCTGCCATGATGGAAGTATAACGCCGTGAATATTTTTGTATTTATGCCCGTCTCTTACAGTATAGGCCGCGTAGGTTGGGACGTGGACATGCCCAGTATAAAGCACGTCCGAATAACGTGAGCCGTCTTTGAGGCTGTCATAGAAGTTATTTCGCAACCAACTCCGCATCGCGTTCCCTTCGTTCGCGCCGTCGCCCGCTCCGGGGCCGTGATGGTAGAACGTACACAAAACGCCATTCGTCTCAATGTCCAGCTTTTCCCATGCGCCCCGCTCAAAATCTAACTGTGCGTTCAGTTCCCGCGCTATGTAGTCCTCAAATTCTCCAACGTGTGTTCGCGTGCCTTTTGAGTAATACATCATATCTCCGCGTGTCCAGCCGATGCGCTTCTGCAATTCGTTCATTAATTCGATGTGAATGTCTGCCTGTTCAAGTGAGTTTGTAGAGCATACGTCGCCAGAGTTATGATGGTCGCCGTCCAACGCATCCCCGTTATGAACCAATACAACCCGCTTATCCTTGCGCCGCTCTTTGACAACCTCGCAGAATTTCAGGAAGTGTTTATATATCTTGACTTGTAAGGCTCTTGGGGTGTGGCTTGTTTTCCGCCCGTGCCATTCGTGATTTGGAAATAGTGCGTAATTGGAACCGCTGTGAAAATCGCTTACTATGACGTGCAAAGTATCTTTTGATTTACTCAATTTCTACCTTTCCACTACTTATTCAAGACGCGGGAACCCGCAAGGGGTTACAGAAAAACAGTTTCCCCAATCAAAACGGCAAGTGAGTCTTGGTTATATTGCTTGCGAAGCGTTTCCCACTCCACCTTCAAAAGAGACAGAGCTTTTTCGTCAATCTCGAAAACAATACAATAATTTTGCCACGGCTCCTCGCAATTAGAGCCACCAGAAAAATGTATGCCAAAATCTTTTACACTAAATTTCAAATCCTGCACAAAATTCGCCCATTGAGTTTGTGTAAGCTTGTTGTCTGAGTTTCCAGTCTGCACGCAAACAGTTTTCATTTCAAAACCTTTCTACAATCGCGGATTCTCCGCGTTTCTACTTCTTGTTCAGAGGACCAGTGTCCAGCAGGTTTTTATCAAACTCGGAGAATTTATAGCCCTGCGTTTCGGCCTCAAAAATCCATTTTTTTAGCAGTGCAATCAAATCGCGGACACGGGTATTTAAGAACTCGATTTGTTCGTATTGCCCTTTTATCATTTCGCGTTGCTCTTCGATTATCGCTTCTTTTTCGATGTTTTCCCGTTTCAACTTCGCCACCTCCGCGAACGATTCTATCAGTTCGTCTTGTGTCATATTCAGGCGCGACGCGACTTTGTCAAACGCCGTCGTCCAGTCGTTGGCGTTCTGCGCCTTGATGCGTTTTAGGGTGGGTATACCATTCACAATACCCAAAAATAAAGAGATTGATAAAGATAAAATTGATATTACAAGTTCAGGTGTCATTTATCCCCCGAATGTAACCAGATTTCTATCAGTCGCCAGATGATAATTACAAGGCCAAAAAATATCCACAAAACACGAACTTGATCCACGCGTGACTCTACGCTCACGTCCACAACCGAGTACACATAATACAACACCGCTACGGCAACGGACGCATACCCAAAAAGATAGCCGCTCCAATGGCGGTATCTTCGCACGCTGTCGAAACAAAAAAACGCGGCTATTATGTAGACTACGGAAACGAGGATGGCGGGTATCATGTTTTAGTTATCGGCTACAATTCCAGCCTTTCCAAAATATCATTCAGTCTCGCAACAATCGAGAATAACTCAGCGTTGTTTGAGCGAATGCTCGTCGCAAGTTGAGAGACAGTGGGGACTGGGGATTCGTCCGCTTCGGTTGGTTGCGGGCGAGGTTCACTTAAAACTATCTGTAGTTTGTCCTGCAACTTCAAAGAGTACTCGTGAAGATTTCTGATAGCAACCTCTTGTTGTTCCATCTCTTTATTAATGGGGGATGGCTTTTCAACGGATACGGAACTTGTAACTGTGTTATTGTACATAACAAACCTTTCTGTTTTAGTTATCGGCGGGGCGCACCCCATAAATTAGGGGTCGGCGGGAAAGGAGATGAGTGAGCCTTGCGCCCCGCCGAGCAACATCCCCAAAGCAACCGTCAATCTGGACGGGCGAGGGGATGGATTGCGCTGTTATCCGTCGGGGAATGCCTTTTTGTATTCTTCCTCAGAATACGAAAACCCAAACGCAGAATTAACAACAACGTTGAAATTGTGGAATTTTGTTGCAATACCGATTGACGAAAGTAACGCCAAAAGCGAGAGCAGGATATTTGCAACATTTCCGAGTTGTAGGTCAAGGTTCGGAAGAATGACAACCTTACCAAGCAAGACGGCAACGCCAACGCCCACATATACCACGAGGTGCGCCACAAGGTTGAAAGCGGGAGCCGTGCCATCCTTCAAAATTCCGACACGCTTCAAGACATCAATCAGAGCCGCGAGGAAGGCGGGGAAACCAACCAATCCAGCAACCAATCGCAAAACTTCGTTCAAGTATTCCATGATTTACTCCTTATTTATTTGCATGTATTATAACACGGTTACTAGCCGTGTAACTTTTTGGTAAAGCTCCGCCAACTCTTTCCAATCTCCCCACGATGTCAGCTTTCTCATCTCGTTGACGGTTGCAATTCCGCTCGTGTGCGAATTTCCAAGAGCCAGATATGCGTCAGCGAAAGGCTTCATGGCTTCAATTGCCTCAGCCCGCTCCGCTTGCAGAGCGGCGACGATGTGCCAGTTGCAACTTTCGGCGTGTCCGTCAATGGAGTCCCCGTCACATCCCCACAAGCAACCACCTGTGATTTCGTCAAATTCTTGAATATCGCTCATTTCTTTCCTTTCTTCTGGTCTGTGCGCGGTTCGCGCATCAGCTTTTTTACCAGTCGCCAGCGGGCTTTTCGCTCCCGCCATTTGGCGCGGACATAGTCACGGCCTGTCATTTTCGTCTCTTATAGACAGCATACGGTTATCAAGAGGATGTGTAAATCCGAGGGGCTTGTAACCCTTCAAAAAGTTGAACAACTCTATTATTTTCTGAACAATCAAAGCCTCTCGATATGTTAGATACGAAAAAACGGCACGCTTGTTGTTCATGTCTGGTTGACCAACAATCATTCCCCATGTTGAAGGTTTTCCCCACTCACAAGAAAAATGTCTCTCATACAGTTCCTCAAGTTTCTTGTTTTGCTCATTTGTCAATTTGACGACAACATAATCTCTGTTTTTCATTGTCCTTATCCTTTCTCTAGTTCTACGAACAGGTAAAACACATTTGCAACCTGCTCGAATAAATACGATTTTTTATCGCCAGCGATTTGACGCGCTTCGGCTTCATCACTTACGCGATAGGCTCTTAAGGGAGTCTACGGTAGTTCTTTTGTGTTTTGGATGGTTGTCATACTCCAAATATCTCCCATCTCAACTGCTCATAAGTCGCGCTATCAATCTCGCCCCGCACAAGAGCATTCACCAGATTGACGGCGATCTCCCCGCGTTCTTTGGCTTCCTGCTTTAGTTGTTCGATGCGGCTGTATTCTATGGCAACTAGCTCGTAGAATTGTTGAACGGCGTTCATGCTAAACCTTTCTCGCTTGTTTCGATAGCGCAAATAAATCATTTTCCTGCATGTTTGCAGTTAGTATAAAATCGTCGGCCTTATCAGGCAGTAACAAAATCTTTCCGCCAACACCGCGCGACAACACAAGAGCTTTTTTTATGGCGTTCGGATTGCGCTCTGTGTTCGGGTCTGGTACTACAATCACGCGAGAGCCGACAGGCTTCAAGATTTCAACAAGGGCTTTATATCCTTCTTGACTTGGCACTCCGATACATTGCCAACCCGGATTACTTCGAGTCCATGTAACCATGGCTTTTTTTGCTCCCTCCATCACCCACACAATCCCGCCGTCATATCCCATCTCTGGCAGTGCCAAAAAAGGATGAGCATGTAACCCTGTTTTCTCTGGTCTGTATTTATCCTTCGGGTCGTGCGGGTTTAGTAGTCTGTGCTGTATGGTCAGCAATTCCCGCGCCTCGTTGAATATCGGGATTGTTAGCGTTGGGGAATGATATACATCGTCATCGTATTTGTATGTAAAATCTTCGCATCCGCCCAACGTCCAGAAGTCTTGCATCCCCTCGTCAATTCCAGCCCTTGCCCACTCGTCTTTATGGTACTGTGTTCGCATCTTGTTGTAGTATATATGTAAATTTTCAGATTGCAACTCT